TGGCCGAGGCGCGCAAGTTCAAGGCACGCATTGACACGATCTTCGTCGGCCCGGAAAGCGATGGCCTGGCGCAGAAATTCCTGCGCGAACTGGCGACGGCCAGCGGCGGCCAACACGTTGCCTCAGACAAAGCGCAAGACCTGGCGCAGAAGACCCAGACCCTATTACTCGCATGACCCTTTATAACGACCTGACCCAAGCCGGCTACCCAGGGCCGGAAGCGCAAATTGTGGCGGACGCCTTCCCGGGCGAAGTCGGTACAGCCTGGCTCTTTGGGCTCGAACAGATCGCCCAAACGCTGGAGACAGGGACCAAGCCGCAACTACCGATCCCGCCAGCCGCCGAGCCGTGGAAGACGATCTATGGAGCCATGTCCGCGAATGGCAACGATCCGTCCCACGCTTATGCCGCGGCTCTGGGTAACTGGCCGGGTCAGGTCGCCTCAGCCATCGAAACGATCGTCGGGGTGTGGACGATCAAATGGCAGAAGGCGCACCCGACAGCCGCGCCGGCCAAAAAACGCAAGCACACCAAGACCGCCGAGTACATCCAGGCGCTGACGCAGATGGGCTACACGTTCCGTCTCAACGAGCTGATGGACACTATTGAAGTCAACGGCCGGCCGATTAGCGACCCGGTGGCGGCCGAGATTAGGTGTCGTCTGCGAGATGCTGGATTTATCTACGTCAACAACGCCGAAGACGCCTACGTGGCTTATGCGCGGCGCAACACGTATCACCCGATCCGCGACTATCTGAGCGCACTTGTGTGGGACGGGATGCCGCACATCAGCGCCCTGGCCGCCCATGTGACTGATGAGTACAGCGTATTTGAACAGTGGCTGCGTAAGTGGCTGATCGGCGCGGTGGCCAAAGCATTCAGGGGCGACCAAAACGCGGTGCTCGTGTGGGACGGCCCGCAGGGGTTGGGGAAGTCGCAGCTTGTGCGCTGGCTTTGCCCTCCAGCTCTTGATACGTACTTCAGCGAAGCATCCTTAGACCTGAAAGACAAGGACAGTTATATCCGGCTCGTGAATACGTGGATTTGGGAGCTCGGCGAGTTCGGCCAGACCCTACGGCGCCTGGACCGCGAGACGCTGAAAAACTTTGTCACCATGCAGACGGTGCGCGTCCGCAAGCCCTATGACCGCTACGACATCCACAAGCCGGCGCTGGCGGCCATGATCGGCACCGTCAACAACGAGTCGGGCATCCTGGATGACCCGACCGGAAGCCGGCGCTTCTGGGTGACGCGCATCAAGCGCATCGACTGGGCCTACACGCGCCTGGACGTCAACCAAGTATGGGCAGAAGCCGTGGCCGCTTACCGGGCCGGCGAGAAGTGGCAACTCGATACCGTCGAGCGCGAGCGCTCCGAAGAGATCAATTCATTCTACGAGGTGGACGACCCCATAGAGTACGTGTTGTTGAAGTTCTTTTTTGTGGACAAGACGCGGCTCGACCTGTGGACGCCCACCGGCGAGATCGTGGCGCAACTTGAGCCGCAACTGAAATACCCGTCCACCAAGGCGCTGAGCATGGCACTGTCGCAGACCGCAACCAGGCTCGGTCTGAAAAAAGGCAAGGTTCGCCAGGGTGGGAAACCGCCGATGTCTGGCTTTTTCGGGGTTGGTCCGAAGGGTCCGTGATGTTCCAACCTGTTCCGACCGTTCCGACCTTTGCTATTAAGCCTGCCTACTTTGTATAGGCGACTGACTTTTGAACTTTTCCCCCATTTAAAAGGGGGTGTTTAAATACAAAGGTTGGAACGGTTGGAACAGGTCGGAACAAAACGCCAAAAAGAAGGTCTTATGTTTGCAAACGCTTCACAATTTGTCAACTTAGGCATTTCGGTAGTACCGACGGCGACCCGAACCAAGAGGCCGACCGTCAAGTGGGAAGAGTTCAAGCGCCGGTTGCCGACCCGCCCTGAGCTCATCCGGTGGTTCGTCGGCCAGGTCTGCAACTACGCGATTGTGACCGGCTGGCAGCGCCTGGCGGTGATCGACTTCGACAACGCCGCCACCTACGGCCGCTGGCAGCGCTGGGCCGCGCACATGGGCGGGGTGGCCGCGCACGTGGCGCAGCGCGCCTATCGGGTGCAGACAAGCCGCGGCGTACACGTCTACCTGAAGCTCCTCGGCCCGACGCCGAACATGCACATTGCCGGCGAACTCGACGTGATGGCCAAGCACAAACTTGTTACCGGGCCTGGGAGCGTGCACGCGACGGGCGCTGTCTATACGCCGATGAACGCGATGTTTTTCCCCGTCGTGGAAACCTTGAGCGATACCTTGCCGGCCTCGCTGCTGATGCGAGGCGCGGCGCCCCGGCCGGCTGCCGCTGTCACCCCGCTGCCGGCGCTGGACGACGACCCGTGGCACCCAACGGTGCGGCCGGATCTGGGCTCCGGCCCGGTGGCGCGCATCAAGGCGCAATACAAGATCGCCAACTTGATCCCGACCAACGGCAAGCGCGGTGCGTGGCACACCGTGAATTGTCCATTCCACGATGACACAAATCCGAGTGCGGGGATCACGCCCGACGGCGAGCGCTTTGTGTGCTTCGCCGGCTGCAATCAGAAGCCGTGGGACGTGATCGAAGTCTTCGCAGCGCTGCACGGCCTGAGCAACCGCGAAGCGATCTTTGAAATGGCGAAAGGACTGTAGCCATGTCTCTTGATTTGATTACCGAAATCCAAGCCAGCCCACGCGAGTTTGCGCAGAAGTACGAAACGATGCGCGCCGCGCTGGAGTTGTCCGAAGCGTCCAAGACCGTTGCGGCTGATGAGTTGCGCGAACTCCGCGCCGCGCTGGATGAAGCGCGACGAGTAGCAACCGGGCAGGCCTTCCGCGCCGATCAGTTCAAGGCCGCGCTGGAACGGGCGCGGGCGCTGGTTCCGTTTTTGCGCGGGTGGATAGAAACCATGCAGTCCGAACAGGGCTACGAAGACGAGGGCACTATGGCGTGGCGATCTTGGCAGGACATGATCGCAGAAGTTGAAAACGTGATTGCCGCCCTGGCCGGCGCGGACGGTGCCGCGCCCGTTGCGCCTGCCGCGCCCACCTGTGACCTGTGCAAAATCCAAGCCGGCATCAAGGCCGCGATGGACATTATCGAACCGCTACCGGAGATTGGCGACCACTACGACGCGATGGTGACGCGGGCGTTTGATGCGCTGGATGACGCTTACGGGTTTCATCGGCACGAACACAGCGCGGACGGTGCGCCAACCGAAAGCAAATGAGATGACCACCTATTACAAGTTCCTAAACGCCAACCGCAAAGCGTCAATCACCGGCTACCAGTGGCCGGAACCGGGTGAGTGGGCGCCGGCCATCAAGGGCGCGTTAGTCGAATGTGAGAATGGATACCACCTGTGCCGGCCGCAGGATCTGGCGCACTGGATCAACTCCGACCTATGGGAATGCGAAGTCGAGGGCAAGATCGTTGAGAGCGATAACAAAATCGTCGCGCGTCGTGCGCGGCTGGCGCGGCACGTTGACGCTTGGAATGAGCGGACGCAGCGCCTATTCGCCTGCGACTGCGCCGAGCGGGCGCTAAACCTTGTCGGCAATCCTGACCCGCGCAGCGTCGAAGCCGTGCGCGTTGCGCGGCTGTATGCGGTTGGCGAGGCCACAAAAGAACACTTGGACGCCGCTTGGGCCGCCGCTCGGGCCGCCGCTCGGGCCGCCGCTCGGGCCGCCGCTCGGGCCGCCGCTTGGGACGCCGCTTGGGACGCCGCTTGGGCCGCCGCTTGGGACGCCGCTGGGGCCGCCGCTGGGGCCGCCGCTGGGGACGCCGCTTGGGCCGCCGCTGGGGCGTGGCAATCCGAGCGCATCATGTTTTACATCAGCGGCGCGGACGGTGCGCGATGACCGCGCCGCAACTGTACGTCTACGGGTGGGGCAATAACGAGAAGCGCGCCACGTTGCGCGGGCGCGTCTGCCGCGTGATTTGTCGCGGCGCGATGAACAGCGCCCTGGTGGAGTTTGTGGACGGCGGGCAGCGCGAAGTCATCAGCCGGAACGCGCTGAAGAAGGTGCCAGCATGACCGCGCCCGCCGGCCCGGTGCCGGCCCCAGGAAGTGACGCGGCGCGCAAGGCGGGGTGTACGTGCCCGGTAATGCAGTCCGCGCCCAACGGTGTTTCGCGCTACAGGATCTGCGGCAAGTGGACACACTGGATTGATTTTGATTGCCCGCTGCACGGCGCTTCGGCCGACCCGCTTCCCGATTTGCACATGCGCCCGCGCACGGACGCGGCCGAAGGGGGCGACGGCCATGTGGACTGACGCCGGCCGCGCCCGCGTCCTGACCGCCCGCGTCCCCGTCGCCTGCGCCCGGTGCGGGGCGGAAGTGATGGTGGTCATGATCCGCGCCGGCCTTGTGAACCACTGCAAGGCCTGCCAGCGGCAGTTACACGCGGCGAAGAACTTAGCCGACTACCACGCCCGCCGCAAGGCCGGCATGTCCGCTGCTGAGTGGAAGAAGCCGAAGAAGGCCGGCATGCCGGCGGCCGAGGGCAGCATCGTCCTGCTGTATGACCCGTGTGACGCGCCGATGACGGCCGGCTGCCACATCAGCTTCGAAGAGTATGACAAGGGCCTGCGGCTCGGCGCGTTCGTGGCCGGCACGGTGTTCCGCATGCCGGCGGGGCATGTGGAAGTGGCGGGGTGGGAGCGATGAAGGACCAACCATTTAGGCCCGGCCGCTTCTCCCAGCGCCGCCCCTGCCCGGTCTGCCGCCGCATGATGGCGGTGGGCCCGGACGGGCGCATCGTCGAGCACGGCGCGGTACTGCCGCCCTGGCCCCGGTGCGCGGGCAGCGGGGAGCGGGCGAGTACGGCGCCGGCTTATTCCAAGGAAAGCCTGAAATGACGACCACAACCCCGCCCGGACATGGGGTGTTAGCAGTGCTAACAGGCATACCCACGACGTCCGCCGCGCAAATGGCTATCGCGGGCCGTCTGGCCGCAGGAACGGGCCTCAGAGCCCTTGCTAGAGAGTTAGGCGAAACGCCCGGCTACCTGTCGCAAGTGGTCAACGGCAAACGACCCGCTAGCCGTCGGCTAGTCCGAAAACTGCAACCCGCTTGGGTGGCGCAAGCCGCCGCCCATCTGCGGGCGCTTGAGAGGTCTGCACAATGACGCCCCCCGACCTGACAACCCGCAACGTTGAAGTGCTGCGCCTGATGGCCGATGGCCTGACGGACCGCGAGATCGGCGTCAGGTTGCACCTGGCCGAGGGCACGGTATCGGCGCACGTCAACACGCTCTACCGCCGGCTGGAGGCCCGCAACCGGGCGCATGCGGTGGCGCTAGGGTATCGGCTCGGCGTCCTAAATAGGGAGAACGCCCAATAGACGAAAGACCAACGCGGATTTAATCTATCCGCGCTGAGGGAGTCCGGGGCGTTTTTTTTCGCCCACAAACGGCCGCCGGTCTGAATGTCCCGCTCCCTCAGCAAGAGTAGGCGAACAGACCGGCGGCCGTTTGTTTCGTGCCATTACTGGCACAAGGAGTACCATCATGCGCGCTTATCTCAAATTCGGCGGCCTGGCGCTGTCGTCTATTCTCACCGTCTCGCTGTTCCTGCGCCTGTTCGGGAATGACGTCTACGGCATCTCACTTGCCATCGCGGCGCTGTGCCTGTTCGAGGGCGGCGCGATTGCCTGGGCCAAGGTACTCAACCAGGCCAAGGGCGGGCAGCGCGGCATCGCTCAGGGCGCGGTGTGGTTCTGCGTGGTGTCGTCCGTGGTCAGCAGCGGCGCGGAGATCATCCTGGGGACGCGGCTGTGGGCGACGCCCTTCGACATGAATTTTGTCACCCTGGCCGTGATCGTCGGCGCGCTGGCCGTCAACGTGCTAGGCGTGTTTGCCTACGACCAGTCGGACCCGGTGACGGTGGAGCGCCACCGGGAACTCGACCGGCAGGCGCGGGCGCGGCGCGAAAGCCAGCGGCTGGAAGATCGGGTGCTAGATGCCAGCTTCGCCAAAGCCGACGGCAAGGTGACGGAGGTCGCCGGCGTGATCAGCGACCGGCTGGCCGACGAGCTGCGCGATGACGCCATCGGGTATCTGCTGGCGCAGACGCGTGGCGGGGATAGTGGCACGGGCCGTGCCAGTAAGCCGGCGCTGCCCCGGCCCGCCGCGGCCCTGTCGTACGCGGCCGAGACCGAGCCGGCCCCGGTCATGGCGTCGCGTGCCACTAATGGCACTGCGCGCAAGGCGCACGAGGAAGCCGATCAGGGAAAATAATCGCGCTCGCGGCCGAGGCCGTGCCACTATCCGCGCACGTAGTGGCACGGTGGCGCGTGGAAGTGACCGGGCGCGGGCGTTACTGGAACTGGCGGACGGGCCGGGCGAACAAGCGAAGGAGTCGTTATGGCGGAAAATTCGGAGAACTCAGCGAAAGCCGGCAAGCCGCGTACCATCAAAACGCCGCGCGGCGCGCTCGCCGTGCCAGTAATTCAGCCGGCGGAGGCAGTCGAGATCGCGCAATCGGCGCTGGCCTACTGCCGGCAGGCAGGGTTAGTGGTACGCCTGCTGAATAATGGTACGGAATTGATCGTGGTGATCGGTGGCGTCCAATACGACGCTGAGACGGCCGATCTGCGATTAGTGGCACCGGAAGCCGCTCCTCCGCCGTAGCGCCCCGCCACGGCCTTCCTGGAGTCACCCAGCGCCCGCCCCAACCGGCGGGCGCTTTTATGCCGGCCCCACGTCCTCCGCCCTGACCCAGAGCGCGCCCTGATAGACGTCCAGCCAGCCATCCGCGCGCGCCGGCGCCCAGAGCGTCAGGTCGGCGCCGGCGGCCGCCACCCGCGTAGTCCGGCGGGCCAGGTCCGGCCCCGCGTAGAGCGGGATCGCCTGGACGCCCACGCGCACGTGCGCGCCCTTCGCCAACGCCGCCCACCACGGCGCCGGCGGCTCCACGGGCGTGATCCCGCCGGTCTGCACGTACTCGACCCACCAAGCCCTAACGCTCATCTCGGGCGCGATCTGCCGCCAGGCCGCGTGCTCGGTCGCCGAATCGCGGATCGCCACCGTGATGCGCTGGTGCTCGACATCCACGGCGATCTCGCCGGCCAGGGTGAGCTGCGCGGCACGGGCGATCGCCTGGACCACGGCCAGGGCATCGGCCGAGGACGGCAGGACCAGGATCTGCCCGATCGTAAAAGAGGGGAGCGCGGTCACTGTAGCGGCTCGACCAGCACGCCCGTCTCAACCCGCTCCCCGATGATCGTCATGGTCCCGACGAGCCGCACACGGTAGCGCTCGCACACGGCGCGGATGTCGGCCTGCGCGGCCTCGGCCCGCCGCTGGCGGTCGGCTTCGATGAGCGCGGCTAGCTCGGCGGACGTGGGCGCGGGGGTGGTTTCGGTGGTCACGGCAGCGGGTAACCTTCCTGGGGCGCGGCGGTGGGCGTGGGCAGGATGGGCGCGGCCGGCCCCCATTCGCCGCAAGTGCGGATGTTGCCGACGTAGACGACCTTGACACACTGATGCCCGGCCGGTGTCGGCAGGGTGACAGGGGTCGCAGTTGGTTGCTCGGCCGTGGGCGCGTCTCCCACAGAGAACACGGGCGCCGGCTCGGTGGTGGCCGGCTCGGGGTAGCCGGCGGGGTCGGGCTGCGGGTTGACGACGGGCGCGGCCAGGGCGGTGAGTAACAGGGCGATCATGGCGGCGATCTTGGCTAGCATGCTCTTATCCTTCCGGGAGTAGCCGCGTCTGGAGTGCGGCGAGTTTGGCTTGATTGTCGGCCAGTTCCGCGCGCAGTTCCTGAATCTTATCCCCCAGTTGCCGGACAGCGCCGATCACAAGCATGTTGGCGCGGCTCCAGTTGATGAAGTGGTGGCCGTCGTCATTGAAGGTGACGATCCGGGCGGCCTCCAGCGGCGTGCGGTCCTGCGCCAGCCATTCGGAGAAGTTCCGCCGCAGCGGGTCATCGTGGCGGGTGACATGGGCGGACAACAGGCTGAGCGCGGCCACGTCGTCGCGGTCGTCGAAGTTCGTCCAGGCGGTCCCGACGTCCTGGTGGGAGTCGCCATCACCATCCAAAATAAAGCGCGTCGTGTACCCGCCGGTCTGGACACACAACAGGTTGGCATTGGCAGACATGGGGCCGAGCCCAGTTCCGCTTTTGAGCGCGCCTTGAATGTTCATCGCGCCGTTGGCTGTTGTTGCCTTGCTTGTGTCTTCCGTCGTTGGGACGGCGATCATTTGTATAGCCGCCTCAACGGTTGCGCCGGCCAGGCTTCCAAAAGACTCGATTAGCACACCGCCGCCGCCGCTGACCCCGTTCTTTATAAAGAAGATTGTGTCAGTTTCGGTTTCGGACGTCACGCCGTGAGCCAGCCCGGAATCCTTTAGCGCAATCATTTCTTTATTGCTGGCTGTCCCGCTGTTGACGGTCACGCCGGCCGTCATGTTGGCGTTGGACGTGTCGCCAATAAACACGGTTGACGACGTATCTCCTAAGCGACTATTTCCAGCTGTGCAGTAAATATTCCAATTGGTACTCGCGATAGTGGGCGGCGTCAGATATAGCGTGTATCCAGTGCTAATTGTGCCGGTCCCTGTTTTTGTGATAGATCCGCCCGCGAACAGACCTACATATAGGCTCAGTCCGGTATATGTCGCCGTAGCGACAACTCCGCGAACGTCAATCATTGTCACGTATTGATTGTTCGCCGTTGGGCTCATTGTGCTGGAAATCAATACGTTCTCTGAGTTTCCGCGCGAGACCGTAACGTCGCTCCAGCGGACTCCAGTGGTAGCGGCGCTGTCCGCGACCAGGACCGCGCCGTTGCTGCCGACGGCCAGGCGCGTCAGGGCATTGGCGCCGGTGGCCACGGCTAAGTCGCCCTTGGTCGTGACCTTGGCGACGGCAGTCTCCAACATGTTGTCACGCAGATGCGTGTTAAGGAGCGCGGCTGTTGGGACTTCGAGAGCTACCCAGGTACGCGGTGCGGTCCATGCCATGTCGTCACCATCCCAACACATCAGCGCCGTCAAGCGCCGACGTGTTCAAAATAAAAACCGAAGCGGTGTCATAGTCGGGCGCGAGCACCCAGTTGACGCTCAGGTTAGCGCCGTCCACAATCGCATAGTTGACGCCGTTTATAAAATAACTGGCGTTGATGCCCGTCGCCGTTTCGGTGAGCGCCACCATGTCGCCGGGCTCGCGCGCCAAAGCCGCCGTCATCAGCGCATCGGAGTTATTCGCCCAGAACGTCACGCCCCGGACATTACTACGCGGGTCTTTATGCCGCGCCAGAAACACGGCTACCACCGAAGACGCGACGTGCTGCCGGCTTTCGTGCGGCAGATCCAGCGACAATACGAACTCGCCGTAGGCCGCCTTGCTGGTGGCGTCGGTGGCTTGCAGCGTCACCGCGTCGTAGGCATACAGGCCGCGCCCGCGGATTTGCAGGAAGGTCACAAAGCCGGTCACGGCCGCGCCGTTGGTCAGGTCGATAATCGCGCTGTTGCCGCCGGCCGTGGCCGTCACAGTCAGGGAGGCCGTCAGGGACGTGTCACCCGGCCCGGTGCCGAAGGTGTAATCGGTGGTAGCTACCGGCGCCACCAGGTCAACGCCGCCCACCCGCTGCGCGCGCTGTTCCGGGTCTTTGTACTGCCCGATGATCGTCACGGTTTCGCCTGGCCCGAGCGCCAGCAGTTGCGCGGCGTCGTACTGATACAGAACCGTGGTGGCGTCGGCGTCTACCCGGCGCGGGTTGACCGATGCCTTAACGCGGTTGTAAATCAGGCTTCTGGACCGGCTGACTTCCAGGCCGCTCATGGTGTTGCTCAGAGTTGCCAGGGCCGAGGCCGCCGCCTGCCGGACGCGCCGATCTTCATAGCGCAGAACGCCGCCGGTTGACGTGTCGCCTTTGATGTAGAGATAGCCCAGATCGGAGAAGACGGCGCGGGCCAGCTCCGTCATGGCGCTGGTGGCTTCATCTTCGGCCGTGTCTAGCGCGTAGGGGTACTCAAGCTGCGCCGTCGCGTAGGATGTTGCCACCGGCTGGCGCGTCATGTTCGCCACCACGGCTGCGATGATTTCATCGGCGCGTTTGCTGGTCTGCGTGGCGATGTTATTCGTTTTCTGCTTGGCGGCCTCATCCATCCAATCCAGCACGGTGCAGACCGTCACGCGCTCACCCAGGGTGAACGGCGCCGGCACGGCCTCTTCCAGCCGGCCCACAAATTTATAGTAGGCCGTGCCGGCGTAGGTGCCGGTCAGCCGCACGCCGATGCCCGGCGCAAAGCCCGAGCGCACAGACGCATGGTCGGGCGAGTAGTAGCCGACCGAGCCGGCGCTGTTCTGGGTGCTGTTGTCCAGGCTGAAGGTCAGTTGTCCGGTCTGCGCGATGCGGTCCAGCGGCCCATTGCCCTGGATCCCGTAATTCCACTGGATGCCGCGCGATGACACCACGTCATTCTTGATCGACGTCCACGCGCCGGCCGTGCCGGCGAACTGCGCCTGAATATCCCAGGTGAATGAGACGCTCATGCCGCCGCCATTTGCATGCCGTCCCGAATGGCGCGGGAGATCGTGCCCGGCAGGGTCTGCAGGAGCTGCGCCAGCGCGCCGCCGCCGTCCGTGTTGACCTGGCCAGCCGGCGTCACGTCCACGCGCTCACCCGACTGTGCGCGCACGGGGAAGCTGTCCCCGCCATAGCCGGGCGGGACGATGAAGGAGCCGCCGGCGGCGCGGCGCGTCTCCAGTTGGTTGCTGACGCCGCCGGTGAGGACCTGCACGGCCCCGCCGCCGCTCTGCACGACGTGAATGTTGACGGTCTTGTCTTGCAAGCCGTCGATCGCGCCTTTGAGCCTGAGCACCTCTTCGGCGTACTGTTTGGCGCCTTCGGACGCCGAAATCGCACCGTCGTGGTTTTTGTCGTACTTGGATTTTAAGTCTTCCAGCGTAGCCAGCGCGCCGTAGGTCGTCTCATTGACCAGGCCCATCTGCCGCGCCAGGTTCAGAGCTTCATCAGCGTCCAGGCCGGCGGCCGCTTTGTTGTAGAGCATCTCCGTTGTCAGGGCGGAGAATGACGCCGTGATGTCGGTAACGCTGACTTCGGCGGTGTCGATGGTGGCCGTCAAGTCGGCGGCGCTGACAGTCGAGTCCATCATGGACGCCGACCAGGCGTCTATCGCCGTCTGCGCGTCGGTGGTGGACGTGGCCAAAAGGATCGAGTCATCCTTTAGGCGTTCAACTTTGACGGCGGCCTCGGCCGCGTAGTTCCCGGCGTACAGGTTCCCGGCGGCTAAATCTCCAGCCGCCAGCGCCGCGGCGCGCGCCGCCGCTTCTTCATCGGTAATCCGGCCGGTCAATTGCCCAAAACGAATAGACGCCGCCGCGCCTAAATTCGTGAGATTGATAAGTCCCTGCGCGGCATCGGCCAGCGTCGGCAATAACATCTTCCCAAAAGACTCGGCCAGATTGTCGGTGTTGTTCTTTAGCCGCGCAAAAGCGCCGGCCGTGGTTTCGCCGGCCGCCTTGGCCGCCCCGCCGAACTCGCTTTCCAGTTCTTTCAGGATGATCGTCTGCGCGCCAGCCGTGTCACCGGCCGCGACCATCGCCTTGATCATCTCTTTTTGTTCGGCCGTGAACGTCACGCCGACCCGCGTCAAGGCGGTAATGCCGGCCACTGGGTCGTTTAGGGCTTTGCCGAGTTGAATAGCCGAGCCCTTTAAGTCAAGGCCGGCCAGGCTGCCGCCATTCATGGCTACAGCCATGTCGGCGAGGGCCTTGGTAGCGCGGTCAAACTGCGCTTCGCCCTTGATGTTCTTGAAGGTCAGCAGCATGTTCTGACCTTCCTGCACCACGTCATCGGCGATGCCCGTCACGCCTGACAGTTGCCCGGCCATGCGGCCGATCTGCTCGGCGGTCAGCCCGGCTGCGCCGCCGGTGGCCTTGATGGTGGCCTCGGTCGCAGCCATGATCTGCTCAGCCTCCATCGCCTGCTGGATGCTGTAAGCGATGGCCCCCGAGACGGCCGCGATCGCGCCGGCGGCCGACAGGCTGACGCCGGTCACCTTCTCAAAGGCATTGCCAAAGCCCTTAAGCTTGCCCTCGGCCCCGGACATCTTGCCATCGATGCCCTTTAGGCCTTTCTCAAAGCCTTCGGTCTTCGCGTCAATTTCGGCGTAGAGCGCCGCTACCTGTTGGCCCATGTGTCACCGTTTACGGCGGGCGCCGGCGCGGCTGTGCGCCTGTTCGCTCGCCGCTTTTGCCGCCCGGCCTTCGCCGTCTGTCACCTGCCAGAACTGATGCACGTCCGCCAGACTGAGGCCGTCTATGTACTCAAGCGTCCAACCCATCTCACGCGCCAGACGCCAGCGCCAGTATTCCCAGGGCGCCTCCTCGTTGCGCCGCAGCGCAAAATAGACGGCCTTGCTCAGTTTGGGTCGGCCAGCGGCTCCCTCGCCTTTTCGAAGAACAGCGCCACCAGCCGGCGGTAATCCGGCTGTGACAATTCAAGCAGTTCTTCCACGGTCAGGCCAGCCGCCTTGGCTAGCGTCGCGTCCTCTTCGGCCTGCGGTTGGTCTTTCGCGAACAGGGCGCGGTACTCACGGATGCTGATCTTGGTCAGGTCAACCGTGAGCACCCGCCCGTCGGAGATGGTCGGTTCGGACATGCCTAGTAGTTGCCGAGCGTGTACGCGCCGTTGGCCGTGAACTCAATGGACGTCTCGGTCACGTCGTCGTACGGGCTGGTGAACTGCAGGCCGCCGGCATAGGCCGGCATCGTGATCTTGCGGTTGGCGGCGACCGTGCCCGACGGCCCGTAGATCACCGTGCCGCTCACGCCGGCGTCCAGAGCCGCCGCGTAGTCCGAGGCCGTGCCAGACTGGCCGACCATCGTCGCGGACAGCGTGGCATCCTTGAAGCTCGGCAGACGCTGGCGCGTGGTGTCCTGGCCGGCCGTGGCGTCGATGAAATCCAGGGACGGCGCCCACTGGATGTTCCGGAAGTCCGGAGTCAAACTGACCGTGCCACCCGACCAAATCCACTGAAGAACCGCAGCAGAACCAACATACTCAGCCATGATAGGTGTCTCCTTTTAGACATCTTCCAGGCGGATCCGGTAATACCCGCCTGACATCCACGTTTTGACGTTGGCCGCGTCGGTCTCGACGGCGGTCAGGTCCTGTTCACGGGCGGTCCAGAAGTTGGCCCAGCCCGAGACATTCAGCACCTTGCGGTGCAGGGCGGCGTCAATCTGCGCGTCAATCGAGCCGGCCAGCGCCGGCCCATCCTGGTTGTAGCCGCGCACAAAGACCACGGCCTGCTTGGTCCGGTGCGAATTCAGGTTGTCGTCGCTCACGGCGACGTATGACCAGACCACGTAGGGCAGCGCGGCGTCGTCGCCCGCCTGCTCGAAATAGGCGGACGTCGTGCCAGCTAGGAGCGCGGTCAGGCCGGCCGAGGCCGTCAGGGTGCCGTAGAGCGCGGTATTCAAGACGTTGTGAATACTCATTCCAACACCTTGGCCAGCCGCTGGATAAAGGGCACGCGCTGCGCTTCGACGGCCGGCGCGAGATACGGGCGGGCCGGCATGCGGGATGTCCCCAGCTCCTGGTAGAGCCCGTATTCCGCGCCAACACCCACGATCCAATGGCCGAACTCGATGCGCTCGGCCGCGATGCTGTTCCTGAGATTGCCGGTCACGGGCTGCGCGGGATCCTGCGGCGGCCGGCGCGGATCGCGCGGCGCATTGACCTTGGCCAGCGCCTCCACGGCGACGGCCGTATCCTGGACCGCCCGGTCCACGCGCTCGGGCGTCTCTTTGATGAGTTGGCGCAAGCGCTTCACATCAAGCTTGACCTTCATTCGACCCTCACCACCTGGGCGCGCTGCACGCCGACCCAGGACGGCGCGTCGCTGATGTTGCTCACCTGATAGGTGTAACCTCCGATCACCACGCGGTTATCGGTCGTCAGATCCGCATCCACCGGGACCGACAGCGTCCAGGTCGAATACGAGCGCAGGGCCGCGCCGGTGGTCTCGCTCCCGCCGCCGGCGTTGTCCAGCCGGCAGACCACGGTGCCGGCCGCGGCCCAGGCCTCCGTAAAGCCGCCCTGGCCGTCGGCGGTCAGGGTCAGCGCCTGGATCACGGCTGTGTCCGGCATGGTCGTCTTGATGGCCGCCTGGATCGCCGCCAGCTCCTTGTCCGGGATGAGCGGCTTCACCACAGGTCCCCCCGCGTGACGCCGATCGTCCGCGCCGGCGCCTGGCTGCTGTAATACTGCGCCTGCTCCAGGAATTGCCGGTGCATCTGACTGCGGCTCAGCGAGTGGTTGTCGGTGGAAAAGTCGTAATACTTCGCCACGTTGGCCGCCTTCATGCGCCAGACATCGGCCGCGGCCGCGTTTAGGTCGTAGGCGCGGCCGGTCAGGTAATAAACCGTTCCGTGTGTGTCGGCTGTGAAGGTCACCACGCCGGTGCGGTAATCGGCCGACCAGGAGGCCGTGCCGACATTCGCCCCGGTGGTGTCTTCGATGAAAAACAAGGCCGTCCCGCCGTCGCTCTGCTCCAGATTCGTGTGCAGGCTGCGGTATTCGCGGAATTGGACCGACCCGCCGCCGACCCAGTCGGTGACGCTCTGCAGCTGCTCCCGGTGGAAGTCATGGCGGTGGCGGTCCAGGACGGCCGTCAGTTGGTTGTCGTCCCAGTACACAGCCGTGCCCACGTTATAGTCCGCCGGGCCAGCGTCGGTCATCCCGCGCAGGTCGTCGATGACCGCGCTAAGCGTAGATCGGGACATGGGCTAATTCCTTTGCGGCCCCTTGCCGCGCCGCCGCGATGGCCTGGTGCATGTCGAGATACCGATACGACCCGAGCCGGCCGGCAATGATGTAGCCGGCTGCTTCCGCGCGCGCCTGGTACTCGGCGGCCAGGGCGTTGTTGCGGTCGTCGGGGACCGGGTAATACTGCTCGGCCGCGTCTGGGTAGGTCGTCGTCACCCACGAGCCCGGATCGCCCGACAGCCAGAACCGCTTCCACTCTTCCTCGCGCAGCCAGGGCGTGTCGCGGTCGCAATAATTGACCGTGGCCGCCGCCTGATACCAGGCCATGCTCACGTGCCGGTGCTCAAAGCGCAGGCCGCGCCACTCCAGCCGGCCGGCGTCATTGCCGAAGAGCGCGTCCAGCGGCCCGGTGTAGATCACGCGCCGCGCCAATTGATCGAGCTGCCAGCGGTCGGCCAAGTAATCCACACTCAGCCGCACGTCGATGCCGGCCAGGAGGCGCTCGAACATGGGCGTATAGCCGCCGGCCGGCAGGCCCTGGTAGGCGTCGGAGAAATAGTTCTGGTCATACGTCTGGCGCATGGGGATGCGCCGCGTCACGGCCGCCGGCACCTCGGCGTAGGGCCGGCCCCACATTTTTTCGGTGTAGCCCACAAAGAACGCCGCGCGGACCGCGGCCTCGTCGTCCGTGCCTAGCTCGTAATAGGTCTGCCCGTTGGGCGGGAACGCATACAGCCGCCCGCCGGCCACGGCCTTGACCCGGTGGATGTACGTCTCGAACTTGGCAAACTGATTGACCCAGGCCCACAGCCGGCTGTCGTTGGTGTGAAAGATATGGCCGCCGTACAGGTTCATCACCTGGCCGTCGCGCACTTCGGTGTAGCACTGGCCGGCGATGTGCGGCCGCCGGTCGATGACCAGCACGCGCCGGCCGGCGTCGGTCAACTCGCGCGCGATGGTGGCCCCGGTCAGGCCGGCCCCGACGATCAGGTAATCAAACATGGTGGCGGAACAGGACCGGCGTGCCGTTGAACTGCAGCACGCCGCCCACCAGGCTCGCGCCGGCCGGCAGCGGGTAACAGCCGTGCGTGTGGAAGCTCTGCGGCATCAGGTCCACGCGCAGGTCGAGCGCGTGGATGGCCCAGCACACCAGCCACTGCTGGCGCGCCGCGTGCCCAAAGGTGTCCGAGACCAGATCCCAGTTCCGCATGTAGAGCGCGTGGATCTGCCGCCAGGTTTCCCGCCGGGCCGCGATGACGCCGATGTTGTAGCAGGGCTTGAGCTCCACGCTCCCAAAGCGGGCGTGGATGTCGGCCTGGCCCACCTTTGGGAACAGCCGCGCACCCTCGTCCGCCAGCGTCTCGCGCGGGCCGCTGTTCCAGCCGCAGGTCACCACGCCGGCCGGCAAGCCGTCAATCCAGGCCAGTTCGTCATCCGTCGGCCGGCGCTGCAGCACGATATCGCCGTCCGTGAAGAGCACCACCTCGTCGTCTGGGCCGGCGACATAGGGCAGCCACGACCCATGCTGGACGCTCTGCGTCTCGGCCGGCGCGCCGGCCAGCGTCTCGGCCGGCAATTCCACGGCGCGCACGCCGAGCACGTCCTCCAAGAACAGGGCCGGCACGCGGCAATGGACGCCGGCTAGGATGTTGTCCCATGGGCTGAAGCTGGCCAGCGTCTCCAGGTACGGGCGCATGCGCGGCAGCCAGCGGGCGTTGGAGCAGGTGATGAGCTGGGTCATTTGCGCGCGTCCACGTATAGGCTGATCGCCGCATACTCGGGCGTGTCCCAGTCGGCCAGCACATCCCGCCGGCGAATATGGGTGTAGCCCAGCTCCAGCAGCGTGTGCGCCAGGCTGTGCCAGCCGTAGATGTATTTATGCCGCCATTCGGGCCGCGCCTCCAGCGCGCCGCCGCCGGCGAAGGTGTTGAGGCTGGTCCACTGATAGCCGCCCAGCGGGCTATAGTCGCCGGTGTTGATAGCGTCCACGAACCGGTCCAGATCCGGGACGGCGAGGCTCAGCAGCCCGCCCGGCGCCAGGATGCGCCGGCACTCGGCCAGGAAGAGCACGCCGGTCTCGCGGTCGAAGTGCTCCAGGATGTGGCTGGCGACGATGTGCCGCGCGGCGTCCGTCTCAAACGGCCAGGGGAAGAGCCCCAGGTCGTGGGTGACCGCCGCGCCTTCAATGTCCACGGACATGTAGCCGGGGAACTCGCGCCCGCCGGCGCCCAGGTTGAGCTTAAGCATCGGCGGCCATCCGTTCAAAGCGCTCCTGGTTGGGCGCGCTGTGGTCGTAGGCGCCGGGCGTCCGGGCGCTGGTGTAGTTGCTCTTATGCAGGAGCGGCCAGCTCGTGCGGCGCAGGGTGTAGCCGGACTGGACCGCCCGCAGGCACAGGTCGTTGTCCTCCCAGTAGCCGCCCTGGTAGCCCTCATCCCACCCGCCGAGCGCGTCCCAGATCTGGCGCGCCGCACCGATCGCCCAGCCCTCGACGTAGAGCAGCGTCCGGCCGGCGATCTGGCGTGTGAGCAGCGCCGGCCCGCACAGCGCCGCGCCCGTCAGGCAGTCGCGCTCGGCCTGGTCCAGCCAGGCGCCGGCGGCAGAGATGTCGTTGTTGAGGAAGAGCACTGCGGCGCCGACGGCGCGCCGCAGGCCGCGGTTATTCAGTCGGGCAAAGTTCCAGGGCCCATCGTCCCGGAGATAGAAGCCGCCAGTGCGGTGGCACAGGCGCTCCAGCTCCAGCGCGTTGGTCAGATGCGAGCCGTGGTCCACGATGACGATCTGCGCGCCGGCCGTGGCCTGCTCGTAGTCCGGGATCAGCTCCGGCGCGTCCTTCCAGGGTGTCACAATCGAGAGCGTCATGCCGCCGCCTTCGCCGGCAGCCGCGCCGCGATCTCGTCCAGCACCGGCCGCCAATAGTGCTCGGCCACGTGGTCGGCGCTGTACTCGTTCACCTGAGCTGGCGGCCGCCGGTCGTGCGGGTGCCGGTAAACGCTCTCCAGCGCGTCCGCGATATCGCCCTGGTCGGGCATGAACTGCCAGGCCTGGAGTGGGGTATACATGCGGTGCGCCTTGGCCTTCGGGATGCAGACGCCGGCCCAGGTCAGCTCTGGCATGGACGTCCACGCGCCGGTGATCACCGGGCAGCCGCAGGCCTGCGCCTCGACGATCGGGATCCCAAAGCCCTCGCCCATGCTGGGCGAGAGCAGCACGTCGGCCGCGCTGTACACGGCCCGCATATAGTCATCACCCAGGCCGAGCAGCATCGCGTAGGGGTCGGCGAAGAGCACCTTGCGTGAGACGCCGATCGCGTCGACCAGCCCGCGCAGATCCAGCCCGGTCTGCTCCGGTCCGGCGTGCGTGTGCAGATAGATCAGGGCGTCTGGGTGTTTTTTGCTGAAGACGTGGAAGGCCTCCAGCGCCTCGGGGAAGCTCTTGCGGCTTGGCGTGCCCTTGTTGGCCGCCACCATGACGGCCACGAACTTATCCGCCGGCCAGCCCAGCTTGGCGCGGGCCGCGGCGCGGTCCATTGGCCGGAAGGCGTCCAGGTCCACGCCGTGCGGGACGTAGCGCACATCCAGGCCGGCGCGCTGGCACTCGCGTTCGGCGAAGCGGCTGTAGACGATACCCTGGAAGCTGTCGGCCACTTTGCGGACGATCTGCGGCGGGGCCGGCTCCATGTCGACCGGGAACCACGGCACCCAGCGCAGGTTGGGCGCGGTCTCTTTCCACTGCTCCGGCGTCATCACCCAGGAGTCGATCAGGGTGATGGCGATATCGGCCTGGTGGTGCTGCGCGTGCGCGGCCAGGACGTCCACGCCATAGCCGTGGAAGGCCTTCGGGTAGACCTTCATCCCGTCCCAGTTGAGTATGCCGCCCTCGGCCCCGTAGAAACCGAACAAGGCCACATCGTGGCCCAGGTCACGCACGCGCGGCGCAAAAAGCGCTGTCTGATTGCCGTAACCGGTGCGCGCCCAGGGCGCGTTGGACATCCACAGGATCTTCATAGTGTTTCGGCGCGTCCCTTCCACGCGCACCCTTCCAGGGAGAGCCGGCCAGGCAGGGAAGGGCTGCTTTTCGCGGGCGAACCCGCTAGGCCGGCTCTGGGGTTACAGGTTAGGGTTAGGGCACGACGCTGGTGGCTGTGATCTTCGCGCCCCAGGTCGGGCGCCAGACGCCGTAGCCGTACACGGCCGTCAGGTTGAGCTCCCACCCGCCGCCGCCGCGGGAGGCGTCGCGCTGCGGCTCGATGCGCATGGCCCGGCGGATGTCCAGGCCGAGCGCGTCGCGGCCAAACAGGGCGCCGACCGCGGCCGTGCCGCTGGTGATGTTGGCGTCGACGTAGAAGTCGATACCGTAGTACGAGCCCTGGAAGAACGGCCCGGCGGCCAGGCGGTCCTGCGCGCCCGGCGCGTTGGACTGCGACGCGCCGAAGGCCACGACAGTGCCCAGGAAGTACCACTGGCCCGGCTGCAGCACGCAGACATACGGACCGGGGACCGCGTTCTGGCGGAGCAGGGTCTGCGCCTTGAAGATGTCCTTCCAGGCGATGGTGCCGCCGGCCGTGCCCACGGTGCCGCCGGTCAGGCTGGAGAACGTGCCGGCCAGGTCGGTGTCCATCTTGACGCCCATGATCTGGCCCAGGTCGTTGGAGGCGTCGTCGCGGGCCTGGTTCCAGTCGGACGACAGGCGCGCGTCGGTCAGGTAATACTGCGCGCCGACGATGCCCGGATTGAGCGCCGAGATCGAGCCCGGCGTGAACGTCTGCGCGCTCATGTCGGTGGTCTCGGACAGGGTCTGGATCGTGCCGCCGGTGTACTGCGTGGCGACGCGCGGGGTCAGCGACTGCGAGTCGGAGAAGACCCGGACCAGACCGGGCAGGACGGCCTGCTCCCGAGCGACGAACAGCGTCTGCTCGTAGATCGACGCGACGAACGCCGAGATACTGCCATAAGTGGATTCGTTAGACATGGTGTTTAGCCCTCAGTGTTGAAGAAAACACCGCCACCCTTCCCCCGCATAAAAGCGGGATCGAACACGTCCACGCGCTGCCGGCTGCGCTCGGCCGGCGGCGTCTGCCCGTTCGGGCCAGGCGCCGTGGCTTTGAGCGCGGCGGCGGCCGGGTTGCGGCGCAGCCAGGCCGGCCGATCCTTGGCCAGGGCCTTCAGCGCGTCGTCCAACCCGTCCACATTGCCGGCGTCGTCCACGGTCAGGCCGGCCTTGAGCTTTTCGTAGACATCTTCGGGATGCTCGAAAAGCTGGGCGGCCTTGGCCAGGACTTCGGCGCGGATGGTGCGTTCGGTGGCGGTCTGCAATGCGGCGTCACGCTCTTTCTGGAGCGCCGCCAATTGGGCCTGCAGCTTCTGCGCTTCGGTCATCTCGGCCGATTTGCGCTCAGCCTCGGCCTTCTCAAAGGCCTCCAGCGCCTTGCGGCGCTCAGCCGATTCGCGGTTGACCGCTTTTAGCTGTTTCTGCATGTCGGCCAGTTGGGCCGCCAGCTCGGCCGCGTTCGGCGCGGGAGCCGCCTTGTCCGGCGTCTCGCCAGGCTCGGGGGTGGGCATCTCGCCCGGCTTCAACTCATCAGGCATCTCGCCTTACTCCTGAAACAAAAAAGGCCCCGCCGCCTGATTACTCAGGACGACGGGGCCAATGGCACTATCGTTTTCACCGCTGGCGCACTGCATCTCTGCGGGGCGGGCGGCGGGGTGTTTGATTGACGTCAGTGTAAACCTAATTCATCCGCCGCGCAACCAGCGCGGACTTGTTGGGCGGGATGTTCAGGTATTCTTCGATCGCCGCGACGACCATCAGCAGGCTCTGCCGGATGGCCAGCCACAGCCGCCGATCGCCGGCCGGCTCAGAGACCTTGACGTCTACCCGTCCCACTGGGGGCGCGGTGGTTGGGCTGTCCATCAGTCCGCCCCCAGGAGGGCCTTGGCCGGCGTCTCGACCCGCATGGTCCCGTATACCTCATCTTCCCGCGTGGACGACAACTGCGCAAAGTCCAGGTTGCCCGATTGATACAGCTCGTATACAGCGCCCGGCATCATGGCCTTTTGCTGGCTTTCGGGCAGGCCGTCAAACCAGGCCGCGCCGGTCTGCGCGACAACGTTCTGGCCGGCGACGATCGGGACCATGGCGCAGCGGCCGTTGTGGTGATCGTTCAGGATCTCGTCGGCCGGGTGCGTGGTGCCGTGCATGGCCACACACGACAGGCAGGTGCTGTCGTCCAGCTGTGCAAACCACGTCCAGCCCTCCACGCCGTTGTCGGCGTAGCTCAACTGCGTCGCCTGCCGGTAGGCGTAGAGCTGCGCCGTGCGCGTCATGCGCAGCGCGTCGGTCAGCCCGCCGCCAAAGACGTCCTGCACGGCGGCCGCCGTCGCCTTTGGATTACGGCCGGCGGCGATGCTCTCGACCAGGGCGTCAGCCACCCGCTGCGCGTGGAAGGGGGCCAGCGCGTCGATTCTGCCGCGCAATTTGCCGCCCGGCCGCGTCCACTCCAGCATCACGTCCAGAGCGTCAGGCGTGGGCCGCTTGATCTGCGCGGCCTGAGCCGGCGTGCCGGCGATCGCGGCGCGCAGCATGGCGACTGCGTGGCTGGCGCCCAGGGCCGCCGCCGCTCCCGCGCCGGCCGTGATCTCGCCAGCCAAGACCGCGCTAAAGTCGTCCAACTCGGCGGCCGCGGCCTGGCGCAGGGCGGTTAGCTCACTCATGCGCGCCACCTGGGCCGGCGTCAGCGCGTCCCGCGCCGCCCGCTCGGCGATGACGTCCACGCGCGCCGCCAGCCGGCGGTAGAGCGCGCCGTAAGCCTGGACCAGCCGCGTCAGAGCGGCCCGGTCCTGGCGCTCGGCCGCCTTGGCGATCTGGCCCAGAAGCGAGAGCAGATCGTTAGCCGCCATTCAGGAAGCTCTTGAGCGCGATCGCGCCCACGGTCTGCGCGCTTGCCTGATCGGCCTGCATGCGCTCCTGCTCGGTGGGCCAATCGTAGCCGCGCGCGCCCGAGGCTGTCTCTTTGCTGACCAGGCCGAGCCCCAAATCCTTCTCAAGCGTGGCGGCTTCTTCCAAGTCATTCTCGGGCATCGGCGCCGGCCAGGTCACGGTACCGCCGTCCGCGCCACTCTCATCAGCCAAGCCGCCGATCACCAGCAACCGGCGGTTGAGCTCGGTCAGACCGTCGCCGTACAGCTCGCGCTTGGTGTTGTTCTTGTTGAGCGCATCCATGAACAGCACGCGCAAGCCAAAGTTGGTCAGGCTCCCGATCTTGTCCGAGACGCTGGTGATATCCGGCGTGCGCGCCACGTCGAAGATCGACTGCCGCAGATCCAGCGCAAAAGCGCGCGAACTGGCCAGATCGCTGGTCATCTCCAGATTCGCGATCATGGCGCTCGGGCTGTTGGCCAGGATCATCTCATCCGCGCCCCACGAGGCCTTGTCCATCTGGCCCAGGTCGCGGCCCCAGGTCTTGGGGTGCGCGTGGTTGCGGATGATCTTTGAAACGTTGCCCGTCACAAAGTTGTAGCGGTCCTGCAGGTCGATCACGTCGCCGATATCCGAGCGCCCGTACTGCGTCTCGCCGTCCGGCAGGTTCTGCCAGTGCAGGATGGGCGGGAACGTGAACGGCCAGACGACCGTGTCGCCGTCTGGCGTCCAGCCATAGCCGCCGCTGCCGGCCTTGCGCAGATAGCGCTCGATCACCCAGCCGGCCGCCGGGTCATAGGCCTCCTGCATTGGCGCGCCGTCGTTGCCTTCCTGCGGGTTGTAGAGCTTGGTGATCTCGCGCCGGATGAAGGTCTGGTTGTGCTCTTCGAAGGCGTATTCGATGACATACTTCTCAACCCGGCCCAGATCTTCGGTCTCGCAGTCGATGCGCATCCACAGCGGGTGCAGCACGACCAGTCGCGGATAGGCCTTGCCTTTCCAGGTCAAGCCGTCCGGGATGATCTTGACGTAGGGCGTCCCATACACGCCGCCGAACTGCGCCAGCCGGTAGAGCAGCTGCGCCTGCTTGTTGGCGGCCCAGACCTCATCCAGCCAGGCCTGCGCCGCCTCGTCGTCATGCTTGAACTGGACGCCGGTCCCGAAGAGCAGCGAGATCCCGCGCTCGACAATCAACCCGGACAGGTTCGTGGCCAGGTTGTCGTCGCCGCCGCCCGGCTTGACGCGCATCTGCCGGCGGTGCGCGCCCTGAGCGTAGGCCCGCAGATTGAGTGCGTCCTCAATGCGCTCCTTATCGGCCTGTCCCAGGTCGGAGGCCAGCAGCCAATCGAGTACCGCCCGCCGCAGTCCATCAGTCCATCCCATGTATCCGCCTTAGCCCGTTAGGAATAGAACGGGTTATCGACCGCGCCGGCCGGCTGGCCGATGCGTAAGTGAGTGAGCGCCCAAACCAGGGCGTCTAATCTGTCCGGGGAGGCCGCGCCCGGCACCCAGTTGCAGAGCTGATCTTCCAGCTCGGGCAGGCTGCCGACGTGCGAGACGCGCCCCTGCTCGTAGAGCGCGCTAATCGGCTCGGCCCGTGTCGCCTTGCCGCGGCTGGCGTGGACGGTTGAGATCGGCGCCAGCGGCCAGGCCGTGCGCAGGGTGTGCGTCACCATCTCGCCGCCTTGGTTGGTCTCGGCGACGATCAGGTTGGCCTGGTGCGCGTGATACGCCCTGACAGCCGCCCTGGCCCAGCCGTCCGGCGTGTCGCGCCGGCTGTAATCGGCCAGGACGTAGCCGCGGCCATCCACCCCCAGGCCGGCGACGACGATCCCGGTCTCGTCGCTGTCATCGCCCGAGGTGGCGGCCGGGTCAATCGCCACCACCACGCGAGCCAGCTCGGGAGCGGCCTGGACGCGCTTATCATCCAACCAGGACCGCTTCCAAAGCGCGCCGGGCGTGTCTTCCAGGATCTCGCCGTCGATCTCCTGCCGGCCGAGCCGTGTACCGGCCAGCGGCTCGATCACCTCACGCCGGTAGACGTCCGACAGGTTGTCAAAGTTGTCGCGACTGGAGCGCCGCACGTCAATCGTCGTTGGCCGCGCAATGATGTCGCGCAGCAGTTTCAGCGGGCGCGGCGTGGTCGTCACCAGCACCCGCGGACATTTGCCAACCCGCAGGCCAAAGAGCAGGTTATCCCACGTGTCGCGCGGGTACTTGAACTTCGCCAGCTCGTCCACCCAGGCCGTATCGTGCTGCGGGCCGCGCAGCTGGTCGGGCTCATCGCCTGAAAAGACCGTCGCCACGGCTCCGCCGGCCCAGGTCAACCGGCGCTTGGACGGCTCATAGACCGGCCGCAGGCCGGCCGGCGCTACCTTTAGGAGGGACGATTCGCCCAACTCGATCATGGTGTCTCGGGCGTCCGCCTTGGTCTGCGCCACCAGAGCGATCCGCTTATAGCCCTGCCGCACCCGCTGCAGCACCCACTCCGCGCCTGTGCGCGTCTTGCCCCAACCGCGCCCCGAGCGGATCAGCCAGCAGTACCAGTCGCCGGCCGGCTCCAGCTGCTCAGGCCGCGCCGTTTGCGCCCAGGTTGGTCCGTTTGGCGCGGTCTGCGTCTGCTCCCACGCCTCCTGGGCCGCCGCTTCCAGCACCCATCGCGGCAACGAACTGATTGACGAGGGCATCTGGATCCACTCCGCGCATCCGCGCCTCTTCCTTCCACGACATCTGAATGGGCTGCGAGGCCTTGCCCAGCACCCGATCCAGGATCGTCTTGGCGCACTCCAGCCGGATCGGCATGGGCTTGGTCTCGTCGTCGCGCCAGTGGCACAGCAGCGAGAACGACGTCTCGGCCTCGGCCGCGCCGTGCTCTGCCAGGCGCAGCTTCAGCACGGTCGCGGCCTTGGGTTTGCGGCCGGATCCGGGCCGCGCCCCGCCGCGGCCCTTGGGCGGTTTCGTGTTTCTCATCTCAGAACCAAACCGGGATCCCCAGCGTGATGAAGCTGGTTTGCGCGTCGCTGAGCGTGGCGACACACGTTAGATAGTGCGTGCCTTTGACTGTCTGCGCCGGCAGGGTGACCGCGATCGTGCCGCCGGCGGGCGTGCCGATGGTCAGCGTGGACGCGGCCCCGCTGGGCGGCGTGTGCGTGGCCGTGCCAGCCGTGACCGTCACGCCGGCCGGCAGATCAGGGTTGAAGTCGAAGTACCACTTGCGCGCCTCGCCGATGGCCTGCGTCTCGTCGTCTGCTACCAGGATGAATTTACCCATGCCTATTCTCCAAACACGCGCCGGGCGGCGGCCAGGCGGGACGAACGCGCCGCGGGCGCATACTCGCCGCGCTCCAGGCCGGCCATGACGTCAACCAACTCGGGCGCGTAAGTCTCGCGCTCAGAAGCGTGATAGGTGTCGCGGTTTCCAGATCCGCCCGAGGCCACCACAGCGCGCAGATCCACCGCCAGGCCGGTCAGGACATACGTCGCCATGACGGCCGTGATCAGGCGCTGCACAGTAAGGCCGGCATCGCGCCCGGTCAGCGCGTAGGCTGCCTGCGTAGCGGTCAACAGACAGCCGCGATACAGGCCGGCCGCCTGGCCCATCAGTGTAAATGACGCCTGCGCCAGAGCCAGCCGGCGCGCCGCCAATAAGGGGGCGGCGTTGCCCGTCAAGGCGTATGCCTGCTGTACGGCGGTCAATAGCCGGGCCGCCCGCAGCGTGACCGTCTGGCCGGCCAATGCAAAGGCCGCATACTCGGCGGCGAGGGTGTAGCCGCCGATGGGCGTGTAGATCAGCGAGGCGGCGACCCCGGTCAGGGTGTATGTTTGTTGGATGGCGCTGATCAGGCGCGCCGCCCTGAGAATGGCCGCCTGGCCGGCCAGCGCGTAGGATTGTTGGGTCGCCGTCAGCAGGCGCGCCGCCCTGAGTGCGGCTGTCTGCCCCGTCAGGGTGTAGCTCTGTTGTGTGGCCGTGAGTTTGCGCTGAGCCGTCAGAGCCGCCGCTTGCCTGGTCAGCGTATAACTCTGCTGAGCGGCCGTCAGCAGGTGGCCGAATTTGAGCGCCGCGGCCTGACCCGTGAGCGCGTAGGTCTGTTGCGCTGCCGTGAGCAGCCGCGCCGCCCGCAGCCCGGTCGCGTTGCCGGTCAGCGTGAATGACGCCTGAGCGGCGGTCAGGGTATAGGCGTTGAGCGCCGATGCAAACGACTCCCAGGCAATCCCCGCGCCCCAACTGACCGGCGGCGGGTCATTGTCGGTCAGTGTGCCGTTCTGTGTCCAGTTACGCCCGTTGCCGCTGTAGTCCAGGCCTCGCTCGGTCGCGCCGGGAAAGCCGGGTGTCCATAGGTTGAGATTGGCCGTTCGCACCGGCCGAATCGCGTACATCTCGGATTGAATCTCGGCCTGCGTCAATGCCGCATCCCAGACTTTGATGCAAGCCAGCCGGCCGTCGATCCAATATACGGTGTCCGACCCCAGCGATAACGCCGCGCTAGTAAATGCGTTGGCTCGCGTCTCCTGCATATCCTGCACGCCGTTGAGATAGACGGTCGTGAGGTTGGATGAGTTGCGGGTGTATCCGATGTGATACCACGTGCCGGTAGATAGACTTGACCCGGTGACGTCCGTAACCCCAATCCGCGCTAGATGCAGGGTTGTTCCGTCCGCCTCCAAGCCCAGAAAGTTGCCGGTCGCCACACCATCCGAGATGATGAAAAAGCTGCCGAGGGCGTTGCGGTCGCTAACCAGATACATCCAGAACGCCGCCGAAACAGTATTCTGCGCCGGCACGTTGGCCGTACGCAGGATATAGTCGCCGGCGGCGTCAATCCGTATCGACATTAGGCCGCGTCCTTAGTAGCGCAACTCCACCGACAACACGTAGGCGTCACCCGTGGCGCTGTCGGTGATCGCTGAACCGTCCGCGTCACGGTTGAGCGATAGGCGCACATAGTCGCCGGCTGCGATGCTGTCTTGGTTGGTCAGGGTGATGCTGATCTGGTCGATATAGCCGGCCGTGCCCGGAACGGTCGTGGACGCCGAGTTGTTCACGCTGTCGAATGATGTGGTCGCGTCGGTGTCGGTCGCATCGCCGTCGGTGATGGCTTCGATCTGCGCCTGAAAGCCGACCGTGCCCGAAGTGGCCGAAGCCATCGCATAAGTGATGACAAGCGTCATCGTCCCGGTCAAGCCCTGCGGGGCGATGAAGGACCAGTAGGCCGTCTCATCGGTGGAGGCGTCAAACGCCAGCGCTGGCCGGCGATTGGAAAGCAGGAGCTGCGGAAAGTTGGTCGCCGGGAATTCCGCGCTGTAAGGCGTGCCGACAAGAAACGTGGTTGCCATTAGTCCACCTCCCCGAACACGCGCCGGAGCAGCTCGACATTCCCCGTGCGGGCCAGGGCGATGGCGACGAACAACTCGCCCTTCATCTGGAGCGTCAGCCCGGTCCGCATATTGGCCGCCAGCGCGCCGTTGAAGCCAACGGTGTCGGCTGACGTATTGCCGCCGTGCGTGTCCTGCCAGTTGTCGGTGTCGGCCACGGCGCCAGTATTGGCGACGGGGTTGTATAGGTCGAACTTGCTGAACGGCGCAGATTGGCGCGTATCAGGTGCGCTCCAATAGCGCATCAGCCCGCGCAGGATGCGTGTGCGATCGGCGACAGACAGGGCGGCCATGTCAACCTCCTACGCCAACTGCAAGACGCCGTTGGTGCCGTCGAAGTCGATAGTCAGCGTCTCGCCCGAGGCCAGCGTGATATCCGAGCCGTAGTCATACCAGCCGATCAGCTCATCGTTGGTCGCGGTGTCGTTGTAGATCACCACATAGCGGAACGGGCCGACCGTGCCACCCGAGGCGGTCAGCACCAGGTCGGTCAGCACCAGTTTGTAGGTGCCGCTCGACTGCGCGCTCGTGCTGGTGGTGATCGCGCGCGTCGAGCAGTTGGTGTAGCTGATCTGGGTCAGGTTGGCCAGCACCGTGTTGCTGGCTACGGGCGCGTTAGCCGCGGCGCACAGCGCCACGGTCAGCGTGTCCGAGCCCAGGTTGTGGGCTTTTTCGGCCAAGGCCTCCACGAAACTATTGAACTTATTGAACGTTGCCATGAAAACTCCTTAATCAAGGTGGCCAGTCACAGCCACCCCTGAGGGTCGTGGCGCCAACGGCGCGAGAGCCAAAGGATCGACGCCCATAGACCAAAGTTGAAGATGACCAGGGCCGGCGTGATGAAGACGTCGCTGGCCCAGGGCACGATCTCCGGGCCATTGAACAACCTCGCGAGCACGGTGGTGAACTGGGCCGCCAGCAGGCCGGCCTGCGCCAGGTAGAACAGGGAGGAGAGCCGGCGCGGCCAGTCGCCGCGAAACATCATGAGCCACACCACGCCGATGATGGCGGCTGGGTAACTCACCAGCCGGATGTAGAGTGCTAGAGCCGCGGAGATCTCTTGCGTGATCATCGGATCAACACGCCCACGATCTGCACGATGGCCCCGACGATGACGGGCCACACAATCACAATCACGACCAGCAGCGTCTTGCGGCCGCGCTCGGCCGCTAACTCCGTCCTAATGTTCATCGTGTCGCTCTGAAGCTTCCCGATTTGCGCGGTTTGGTTCTTGATCAGATGCTCCAGGTTGCGCGCCCGCTCGATCAGGACCGCAACGTCCGACGCGTCAAAGGACACTCGGTGTGTTTTATCCCGGCCGACCACGTCGCCGGCAATGGTGGCGTCGCCGCCGCCGGTTGAGATGGAGAGGTCGGGCATGCG